ATCAAAATCAACCCGCAAGCCTATCGCTGAGCCCATAATCACGCACTCCTAAACCGAGCGCTATAGATTCAGACTTTTCGCCTCTTGGGAATCCCCCACGTAAGTCAAACTCACAGCCGCTTGGTATTAGGCATCAGGTGGCCGAACGGACAGCGGTCACCTCGGTGCCCTCGTTCAGCCCGAGCGGCACCACCGAGGTGATATTCCAAAGCCCGCCAGCGAAGCCGATGCGGTCCTCGACGCTGCGCGCCAGCGTCTCGTCATTCGCCAGCACACGGAACGTCGCCGGCTGCGAGGCCGAGAGCTGCGCGGCCTCACGTCGCTCGGCGCCCGTGTGCGGCCGCCGACTGCCTGGGTAAGGCGCGGATCGGTGGAGCCGATAGAGCGCGCAACGTATCCGAGTGCCTTTTGGAATAGGTTCATGCGCGCAGGCTCTTCAGCCAGTCATCGATCGAGCCGGAGCTATCGCCTGCCATTGCCGCCCCCACTGCCATGCACAGCGCCACGGCTGCGTCGATCTTGTTGATGGCCCGCTGCTTGGAGAGCCATTTATTGTCCCAGCGGTCGGTTTCAGTGACCGCCGACATCATTGCTGAAATCAGCACTGGATTGCGTTTGAGCCTGATCCGGCCCTCAAGGATCAGCTCTTCGAGATGCCGCAGTGAGCCGGGCATCCACAGGCCTTCGCTCATCCCGTCCTGCGGTTTGCCGCGTTTGGTGCCGCCTTGCGGATGCTCGATGAAATTGACCGATAGTCCAAGGTCGCTGACTTCCTCCTCGAACCTGCGGAAGGCATAGCGATCATAGGCCACGGTCTCGACGCGGTATTCGCTGTCCAGTTCAGCCAGTGCCTGCGCCACTTGGCGCAAGCTGATGTTCTCGCCTTGGGGCGCATTCAGAAATCCGCCAGCGACCCAGACATCATAGGGCTGCTTGTCGCGCAGCACCCGCGCCGACAGAGTATCGCCCGGCGTCCAGACCTCGACCCAAGCATCAAAGCAGGGCTTGCCGTCCTTTTCGCCATTGCGTTGCACGCCAGCCAGTGCGGTCAGGTCACGGTTCTGGCTGAGATCGAGCCCAAGCCAGACGGATTGGCCGCGCTTGGGTTCGAATTCGGCCAACACTGGTTCCAGCGTTGAGCGCGCCATCCAGGCGGTTTCGGCATCGGTCCAGATGCAGAAGTGCAGCCGTAGGATCCCGTTTAACTGTCCCGGGATTGCTTTGGCCTGGGCCACAACCTCGGTCAGATACTGCTCGGTAATCGTCACGCCCAAGAGCGGGTTGGCCTTGATCCAGCAGGTGGGATCGGTCAGCGGATCATCGCCTTCGTCGAGCGCGCAGACATAGCTGAACGTCGTGTCATCGATGACCTGGCCGAGGTAGGTCGGGTCCAGCACCGCATCGGGATTGCCCGATGCCACCCGGACCCCGTGTTCGTGTTCCTCCCAGGCGACTGAGTTCCGGTTGGAACCCGAGTTGGTAATCATAAACAGCAGTGGATCGCGGCGGAACTTGAAGCCGCGCTCCAGCATCTCGATGATCGAGCGATCCGGAAGCTCGTGGACCTCGTCCGCCAGCACAAAATAAGGCCGTGGGCCTGAACCAGTCTTGCCCGTATCGCGCGACACTGGGCGGAAGAATGATCCGCTCGCCAGATGCGCGATGTTGAATTCGCGGCCCGGGCCGCCAGAGAACTCCAACCGCCTCGCAAGCGCCGGGGATTGGCGTACCATCTTCACCGCATCGCGGAACAGGATGTTGGCCTGTTCCTTCTTAGCCGCTGCGGCATAGATCTGGGCGCCGGCCTCCTTGCAGGCGGTCATCCCGTAAACGCCGATGCCGCCGGCAATCGGAGATTTGCCGTTGCCCTTGCCCTGTTCGATGTAAGCGCGGCGGAACCGGCGCCGGCCGTCTTTGCGTTTCCAGCCGAAGATGCTGCCGATGATAAAGGCCTGGCTCGGTTCCAGATGGAAAGGCTGGCCCTCGAACTGGCCCTCGGAAAGCCTCAGAACCTCCTCGAAAAAGGCGAAGGCGTGGTTGGCGGCATCGTGATCGAACCAGATGCCATCCTTGCGCGCGAGATCTGCAATGTGCCGGCGGCAGGCATTGCGAACGTGCGGGCCGGCGATAATCTCGCCCGACACGACAGCCTTGGCATAAGCCAGCGTGCGATCAGGCGAAGAAGCGGTCGGCGGGGTCTCCTCCATCTTCTGGCGGCGCGGCCGCGATCCTGCTCCTGGCACTGGGCGTCATCCCGAATTCTGCAGCGTAGCGCATCATGTCCGCGGCTGCCTTGTTGGCGGTGCCGACCAGCGGGTTCTGGATGGCGTTGCCGTTTGAGGTCTTAATCATCAGGCCGCCGGTCAGCTGATCCTTCTCGGCCATCTTTGCGATTGCACGTTCGGCCTGGACCCAGCGGCCATAGGACTGGGCGTATGCAGCAAGCGCTGCCCGGTCGATTTCGGAGAGAATGCCCAGATTGAAGAGATCCGCCGCGACCCGGTTCCATTCCTCGACTGCATCGGCGGTGAGGTGGACCGGTGGTGCGGGGATCGCCGCTTTGGCCTTGGCCTCCTTGCGGTTCAGCGTCCGTTTTCCAGGATTGCCGGTGACCAATTTGAGGTGGGTGGGCTTGGGTTTTGTGCCGGGTTTCATGGCGGAGCGCCTTCCTCTATGTCTTGCGCCTGACCGGTTCCAAGCCTCCCAAAATCCGAGGACACGACGATATTTGAAGTTCTGATCATGGCCGCTGCCGCAGTTATCGCACCGCAGGGCACCACGTTTACCTGCACGCCGACCCGGGTCTGGGACGGCGATGGACCGGTCTGGTGCGCAGAAGGGCCGCGCATTCGCCTCTCCGGCATCGCTGCACGTGAGAGCGACGGAAGCTGTAGGCCCAATCAACCATGCCCGCGTGCATCGGCGGAAGATGCCCGAGATGCGCTGGTCAGCCTGATCGGCCGCCCGGTGGGCGTGTCGCGGCAAGGGCATATACTGGTGAGCGGTCCGGCAATGCAGTGCCGCTCCGAGGGCGGAGCTGGCGGCGTGCGAACCGCGGCTTGGTGCGTGTCGCCGAAATCTGGCGATATCTCTTGCGCTATGGTCAGGGGTGGCTGGGCTCTTCGATGGGATCGGTATTGGCGGGGGCATCGCTGCTGAAGCAGGTTGGAGCGACAAGCACTACTTGACATGACAAGCGCCGCTTGACATAAGGCTGGATGGATATCGAGAGCATTTCCCATAAGGGCCTGCGCCGGTTCTTCGAGACCGGCAACGCGAAAGGCCTGGTTGGCGATGTGTCTCGGATCCGCAAAATGCTGGCGTATATCGATGCAGCAGCAAGCTTTGATGAACTGGCCGTGCCGCCCAATTATGGACTGCACGAACTGGTCGGTGACAAAGCCGGGCGATGGTCGATGACCGTCACAAGGAACTGGCGCCTGACCTTTATCAAGGTTGATGAGCACAGCATCGCAGAACTCGATCTAGAGGATTATCACTGATGGCCATGAACATGCACCCCTCGCTCGCGGTTCACCCTGGCGACTGGCTTAAGAGCGAAGTTGTCGCGCCGCATGGGGTCAGCATCAACCGACTGGCGGCCAGCTTTCATGTGTCCCGGCAGGCCTTGAGCAATTTGTTCAACGGGCGCGCGGCCTTGTCCGCCGAGATGGCGATCCGGTTTGAGAAAGCTTTCGGCATCAGGGCCGATACGCTGATGCGGATGCAGACGGCCTATGACATGGCGCAGGCCCGCGCTCATGCCGACGACATCATCGTGGATGCGGTTCTCGCCGCCGCCTGACCGCATCAGACTGGCTCAGCTTCTTTGCCGGCGACCGTTCCGGCGAAGTCGTCGAACATCCGGCCGTCGCCCTCTAGGGTCGCGGCCTTGCCGGTAAAATCCTGCCAGCGCTTGATGATCACATCGCAGTAACGCGGATCGAGTTCCATCAGGTGCGCTACGCGGCCATTTTTCTCGGCCGCGATCGCGGTGGTGCCGGAGCCCGCAAAGCTGTCGAGGACGATGTCGCTGCCCTTGGTATTGTTGAGCATCTGATACTCGAAAATCGCGACCGGCTTCATCGTCGGATGCTCGCCGTTGCGTGAGGGCTTGTCGAATTCGAGGATGGTCGTCTGCTTGCGGTCATTCGCCCACAAATGCGCGGCACCGTCTTTCCAACCATATAGGCACGGTTCATGTTTCCAATGAAAATCCTGCCGGCCCATGACCTGCGATGATTTCTTCCAGATCAGGCACTGGCGCACTTTCCATCCAGCATCGCGCGCCGCGCCCCGGAAATTAAAGCCCTCGCTGTCGGCGTGCCAGATGTAGAACACCGCGCCGGGCTTCATCACGGTATCAGCGGTGACATAGGCATCACGCAGAAACTCGCGGAACTGATCATCGCCCATATTGTCGTTCTGGATAGTGAGCTTGTCTTTGGTCCCACCTTCATAAGCGACGTTGTAGGGCGGATCGGTCAGCCACAAGTCGACCAGTTGGCCCGCGGTCAGCTTTTCCATGTCGTCAACGCTGGTGCTATCGCCGCACATCAGACGGTGCTTGCCGAGCAACCACACATCGCCGGGTTTGGCGATAGGGTCGATCGGGGCTTCAGGAATTGCGTCGGGATCGGTCAGGCCGTCGGTCTTTTCGGCGAGAAGCTTCGACAGCTCATCATCCGAGAAACCGGTCAACATCAGGTCGAAGTCAAAGCCCTGCAGATCGCCCAGTTCGACAGCGAGCATCTCAAGGTCCCAGCCAGCATTCAGCGCCAGCTTGTTGTCGGCGATGACGTAAGCCTTCTTCTGGGCGTCGCTCCAGCCTTTGGCGACCATGGTCGGTATCTGCGTCAGTCCCAGCTTGCGGGCCGCGAGCAGACGTCCATGGCCAGCAATCAGGCCGCCATCTTCATCAACGAGGATAGAATTTGTCCAGCCCCATTCGCGGATCGAGGCCGCGATCTGGGCGACCTGTTCGTCCGAGTGCGTGCGGGAGTTGCGCGCGTAGGGCGTGATCTTCTCTATCGGCCAAAGCTCGACGCTCTGGGCCGGCCAGTTCTGGTCCATAAATATCCTTGATACCGTTTTGGCCGCGGAAGCCTTCAGGCTCGCGGCATGTGGTCAAATTGTCGGGGCGAAGGCTGGATACGGAGCTTTTTGCCCCGGGTCAGACCAATTCGAGCTCGGTCAGCACCTTGGCGGTGTCGAGCAACTGGTCCGTGCGGACCGTGATTTCGATGGTGAAGCTGTCGGCGCTTGCGCTCGCGCAGACGCCGCCTTCGTAAAGTTCCTGTTCGATCGTCTCGAGCACAACACCAATTCGGCTGCGGTCGAAGTTCTCGGGCAGCGTGCGGATCGCAAGGCGGATTGTGCTGGTTGCGTGCGCGCTCATTCGGCGTCTGCCAAGATCTCGTAAAGGCCGACAAAGCCGGTCAGGTATATGTCCTCGACTCGGT